GCCATCCCTTGATGTACTTCACAGCTTCCTCATATCTTAATTTTGGAATGTTGTTTCTTGCGTTTACACCGAAATAAGATTTAACATCTCGATTACATTCTGCGAATACTTTCTTTCCGATTTCTGAGTAGGCATTAGATTTCTTTCCGCCCAACGCTTCAATAACCACTAGCGAAACCAGATCCCCAAGATATTTTTGCTGACCGTAGTCAATTGTCATTGTATTTTCAAGTTTTTCGATTCTTTCCTCATGATCTGCTGTGCCCTGGGCAAGAATCTGAATTTGTTCGGCAACCGTCAATGGTTTTCTGTAGGAACCTGTCTTTCGAATTTCTGGGAGAACTTTACTTGTCACCCAGTCTGTAAACCTTTCGGCAGATTCTTTTCTGCTCTGGAAAATCAATTTATACATATTGGGTTCATTTACAAAGTTAGCATTCTGCTTTCTCCCGATACCATCAATGACCTCATTTGTAATGACCCCATCTGCATTTAACCTTGTCTTTGCCTGGCTCGGATTTGAAATTTCTAATGCTTTGCATATATCAATCATGCAAAACCAAGGTTCATTATCAATAGTTATTGTCCGAATATCTCCGAACTCTGGCGAATTAAAAATCTGTAATTCGTTCATTAGTCTCCTTTCTGTGATATAATCTCCTTTAGGAAGGTGTAATCTCTTTTACATAGAGCACATCTACTGGGTTAAATTTCAAGCAATATTGCTTTCCGTTGTCATCCCATTCCAAACGTATCAGTTGATCTCTAATGTCTGGTTTCACAATATCATCCGGGAACACACACGGAATTTCGATTGTTTCCCCATTTTTAAATTTGATAATTGTCATCTTCTCCTTATAATCTCTCCTTTCTTGTGTTATACTCACTATAAGAGTGGAGGTGATGATTATTGGTATTTAATGGTTTCTGCGATAAGCAGAACAAAAATTATTCCATTGAAGCTTCTCTCATTAATACTGGATCATTGGATGATTTGACGCCTAATTACACAATAGGTCGAATTAAGTGTAATTATGCAAGCAAAACTGGATGTTGTTCAAATCCGAAACAATGTTCCATTTTAAAAGCTTCAAAATAATTCTGTTTGGCTCTCTGAGATATGGGAGCCTATTCTGTTTGAAATTTCAGCATCCTTGGTGAATCTTTAAACTTGATTCCCTCAATTTCCCCGATACCTTTCTGGTTCACCTGCAACATCTGCAAGTCCGTGGATAAATTTAAAGCATTCAGATCAATGGAAAGAATAGGTTCTGAATCTCCAACTCCCTGTTTCAGCTCAAAGCTTCTTACTCCTTCGAGTTTGTGACCATCTACAAGGATTTCTGTAAATATTCCACATTCGCCATTTACTTGCTGGATTTCGATTTTTGATACTTTCATTAGTCTCCTTTCTGATCTAAATCAACAGTTTCTTTTTTATCTGTTTTTTGTTCCAGGTTGTTATCAGAAAAACTTTCCACTTTCCCAAGAATGTAGCCTTTATCAAATTCCGACATCTTAGGAATTGCTTCTTTCAGCTTTTCTACGATTTTTTTTTCTTTTTCTGACATTATCTATTTCACTTCCTTTCTTCTACGCACAATATTTAATTTCGTATTCAGTTACAATTTTGGAGAAAATCTCTCGCAGCTTTTTATCGTCATCGATGACGTCCATTTTGTTTAGTGAATTAATTTCTGTTTTGGTGCAACCATTTTCAGCCATGCGTTTTCGCTTATTTCTTAATCTTGTATTCAGATCACATCCAGCCCGGCGTTCCAATTCTGCGTACATTTCTGTTCTAAGCATTTTAAACTCTGCTCCGGCACCTTTTTGTATGCGATTGAATTTAGAATTAATTTCTGAACGCCAGTTATCAAATACAGGCTTAACCGCTTCTTTGATGTTCTCTGTAGTTGCAACAGCTTTATCGGCTGTTTCTTTGGCAATTAAAATCTGTCTGTCTCTTTCTTTGTCGGCAAGTTCTTTCTCTACCATTTGTGAAAGTAGTCCCTGTAACATTTGAAGTTCTGGTGACAATGCCCTTTTTACAGTTTCTTTGGTTTTAAAGTACCCATTTACAAGCTGTCTCTGAACATCCCATGCTAAATCGTCTGTGAAAGACTTTACTAACATTAGATATCCCTGTTCTGTAATAAGCGCATAATCAGAAGTTGCCTTGTCTGGAATGTCAAAAATTTTGGTACGACGAATTTCGTCGGCGCTTACTCGGAAGAAATCTTCGCTCTCAATAAAGCGCTCTCTGTTTGTTCTGAAATTTCTGCTTGCTGTTCCGTCTGGTCTGCCATGAACTGCATCAATATCTTTGAATGTAACCACTCGCTGACCGTTATACTCTTTTATTGAGATATCCGAATTTCCAATATGTACTAACTGGTTCGTGTTTATCACTCCTTTCTTAATCTGACTTTCAATTCCGTTTTGTGTTGAAAATATTTTTCCTATGTGTTAAAATTCTTTCATACCCAAATAATGGGCAATGAAAGGAGTTGTTTGCTTTGACCCAACTTTTGAATTTGCCCTGTTCCTTATTGTAGGTTGCAAGCAGAGTAACCTGCGTTACCAAAGTACGTTAAGCAATTTCGTTCACCGTATTGAACAAAATTCCTACATTCGCCAACTAATGGGCAGCTAATCCTTTTTACTCAATCGCAGAACTAAAACTGCGTAAGTGGTGAAGTGTTTCAAGAAACATTTGGTGCTGCTTATGTGACTCAACAAGTGCGTTCAGTCTGCAAAACACATAAGGTAAACAAATTTAGGCAAGAACTGATAGGACAGCACTCCTGTCAGTTTTTTGCTATTCTTCTTTAAACAGATATTCCAGATCATATTCTGGGAAAAGCTCTTTTTTAGAAAGGACTGCTTCTGGATAAGTAAAAGGTGTTTTCCCCTTTATCTTGTTCTGAATAGTCCTTTCATCAACACCAAGAACCTTTGCAAACGCTCTGATTGTAATTCCTTTATCATCAAGAGCTTTTTTTAAATGAATTAACATTAATACCTCCTGTCGCATTATTGCGACTACTGTGTAAAAAAAATATCTATTGCTTCTTCCCTACTTAAAGGAACTGCGCTTACAATTCCGTGAATTTCACCAATTGTAAACTTTTCGCCGCCATCTTTCAGCTTACGGTAAAAAGTGCTTCTATCCATACCAATTGCGCTTGCAACAGCTTCTTGTGTATTTCCATGTTCAACAATTTTACCTTTAAGCCTTGCTATATTTACAACCACAAGCGTTACCTCCTTTCTAGTAGCATTAATGCGACTTTGTGATTATATATTACCTCTTGCAGTCGCATTTGTCAATATAAAAATTCGCATTTTTGCAATTATTTTTGTTGCATTTTTGCAACATTAATGATATTATATATTTCAGAAAGGAGGTGTACAAAATGTCGAAAACTGGCGAACAAATAAAAAAGAGAAGAAAACAGCTTGGTATGAGCGCTGATGAACTTGCTGAAAAGTTGGGCGTATCAAGATCTACTATATTTAGATATGAAAAAGGAGATATTGACAAGGTACCAGCAGAATATGCAAAGCCATTGGCGGATGCGCTCTGCACTACTCCAGCATATTTGATGGGGTGGGAAGATAATTTAGAAACCGAAACAGATTTTATCCCAAAACTTATGACTGACACAATATCTGTAGAACATGTTAAGCTGTTGCTTGAACTGAGTGACACTGATAAAAAGAGTGTTTTCGACATGATTGAATTTCTTTACAAAAAAAGCAGGGATTAATCTCCCTGCTTTTTTTAATAGCCCCATTGTTTTTTAAATGAAATAATCATGTTATACAAAAACTTCATAAACTTTTCGCTATGTATATTTTCAAGCATCTCAATAATTTCTTTCTTGTAATCCACGTAAATCCCTCCCAATATTCCAAACATCTGTTCTTATTTATTAAATTATATCATGTTTTCATAACTATATACTGGAATGGAATCATCTCCGCTTAAATCCTTTCTGGCAAGTTGCTTTTCCTCGATATTATTGCAAATTATGATTTTTTCAGTATAGATATTGTGATTTTGGTACTTTTCATTCGTTATATATGTAGATAGAAATAAAGGGGCTGGATGCTTGTCAGCGAGGGATTTATAGCGCTCATGGACAACCTGTTTTACCTCTGCTTTTGCAATTGCGATAGTTTTACCCCTCCCAAAGATAATACTACGCTCCGGGCAGAAGTAAACATATTGAATCAAGAGCACATGCACGAATATCAGTATAAACACAATTATGATTTTTTTATGTTTCTCCATGAATCCATCCCCTTTACACTATCATCTTAATGTATTACAATAACATTGTATCAAAAAACATACAATTACACAGGAAATGGCAAAATTAGCACATACAGCGACGAATTTCGCACAAAAAGGGATGATTTTTTTGAGGATTGCAATATGTGATGACAACGAATTACAAATTGAGATTTTTAAAACCAGAATGGACGGTTTTCTTCGTAGAAATGGGGACAGTGGATGCACGATCACGGCATATACCACCGGGAAACCTCTTATTGATGATGTAAATGACGGCGTATGGTACGACATAATTGTGTTGGATATTATGTTGAAAGATGAAAATGGAATTGATGTTGCCCGGCATCTTAGAAAGAATGGATATGTAGGGAATATCACCTTTTGGACAGCCCACAAGGAATATGTGTTTGATGCTCTGGATATCCTTCCTGTTCACTATATCATAAAAGGCTCGGAAGATGGAAGAATGTATGGTGTAGTCAACAGGGAACTGGAAAATATCCATGATAAAACGCTGACTGTAAAGAACAAGGATTATTTCCACAGGGTTGATTTCTGCCATATTGAATATATTGAAAGTCGCAATAAATACATCACTATCCATTGTACCTGTGGTATCACTCATATGCAGAGAGGGAAACTTTCGGACGTTGAAAAGCAACTGGACAGACGGTTTTTACGCTGCCACCAAAGTTACATTGTCAACATGGATGAAGTCTGGGAACTTCGTGCTGATTTCAGAATGGTATCTGGAGATGTGGTTCCGATTAGGAGAAAAGACCTTTCGGCGATCAGAAAACTTTATGAAGGCTATATTGCATTTAAGTAGCTCCCGGGAAAACCCCGGGAGTGTTTTTGTTATTTAAGAAGTTTGTTTACTGCATTCTGCACTTCTGTGTAATTGTAGCCAGCTGATTCCAGACGGTCTCGTCTATCCTGTCCGTTTCCCCACTCGCCGTTAATTACCTCTTTTGCTACCTTGGCTACACTTTTCTTTGCAGTCACGGAATACACAGCTTTTCCATTCCAGTCAAAAACAGAGTAACCGGCTTTGCAAGCCTTTTTCGCATTTTTCAGTGACTTGTACGCCCCGATCTGGCTCTTGGAATCCTTCCAGGTCTTGCGAACACGGTAATACTTATCAACCTTTACAGTCGGCTTTGTGGTTGGTACTGTCACGGTTTTGCTGGAAATAAGCTTCTTGAATCTATCCCAGTCACCCTTTGCACGGATAACGGATGGACAATTCTTAGCACACACATCGTAATGCTGCACTACTCGGATTGCTGGGATTCCGTATTTCTTCATAAGCTGCTTGCACACATCAACGGTATTCTGGAATGCTTTTTCGTAGTTATATCCAGCATTCATGCACATTTCAATTCCGATGGAATTATGATTATTTACAGTTCCAAAAAGCTTACCGCCGTAATTTACCCCAACGTGCCAAGCCCCACGATTATACGGCAAGGCTTGGTATGCTGACTTATCGTCAACGAATACGTGGGCTGAATAGCCATGAAAATTTCCATTATGCTGTGCGGTGGCGTGTGCCTTAGCGTCTGCTGTCTTGGCTGTATTATCCGTATTATGAATGACAATATACAGAGGTGTTTGTCCTGCGTAGCTGTTGTTGTTGCTGATTAATGAGGTATTGATATTCATGTATGTTCTCCTTTCGTTTTTGAGGTTAAAAAGTGCATAATAAAAAGCACCCCATTTGGAGTGCTCTTTAGCATAAACTCTTTATATAATATATCTCTTATGATTAAATTTCACAGAATCGTGGCTGATTTTAGCATAAATCATTGTGGTATCAATTCTTTATATCTCCAAATATAGCCGTTTGCAGTTTTACGTATTCCTTTGCATACATTATTAATTTCTTTTCTATCTACTTTTGCTTTCTTGGATGCTTCTAACACTGATTCAAATTCAGCTATATAATTCATATCTTCATCAAATTGAATAACTGCTTTTCTCTGATGGTGTATTGTGTGTGCTTCTTTAACAATATTATTTATTACACTATTATTACCTCTTATTTCTTCATACTCTTCTTCATATATCCAAATGTATCCACCAGAAGTTTTTAATTTATGAATACAGTTATAATTAATTCCATTTCTTCTTACACCTGTTGTTTTTGATGCTTTACAAATATTATCGAATCTAGCAATAAAATTCATTTGAAGATCAAGTTGGACTACAGGTCTTGCATTTGGATGTTCAAATTCCTTATTAACCAAACTTAATATTTTCTCTTTATTATAGCGGTTACTCAAGTATTCGTTTTCGTGTAGCCAAATATATCCTCCGGCAGTATAGTATCCTTCTCTATGCTTACACACAAGTGAAATTTTACTTAAATCTATATCGTTTGCTTCACTTGCTTCTTTTATAGAGTCATAGCGGTTTAAGTAATTAAAACTTTTGTCAAACTGAACAACCGGAACCATAAGAGATAAATTTTTAGCGCCTTCACCGCCAGTGCAAATATTATAACCGTATTTAGAATCAGTTGTCTTTAATTCTGAAATTGTTTTAATTTCAAATTTATTTGCTTCTTCTAGGCTTAAATTATCATACAATATTTTTGCTTCGAAATTTTCAATTCCATATTTTTGAATAGCATTATAAAAACGTATGCAATGTTTATATCCTTGCCCCTTTTTACTCCCAGCTCTAATTTTTAATGTTCTGCAAGTCTGACCAACATACTTTTTCCCGTTTATTTTATTGGTATAAACATACACTTTATAATTATTCTTCTTTAAAATTCTTTGTTCCATTTTATTTTCCCTATTATTTTCCATAAAAAATACCCTCCTTTTGGGTTCACAAAGGGAGAGTACTGTGCTATAATAATACTGTACCCTTTGTGGTGCTTGGAGCTGAGTTTTTTGTTTGGTAGACGGGAACTCAGCTCTCTTTTTGCTGTTGTGATATACTGATTATATCATGTATTATCTTTTGTGAATAGAGTTTTTGCAATTTTATTTGTTTTTCGCTAACTATTTATATGGCAACTCATTATCGCAAAAGACAGAAAACATTGCGCAATTGCCTGATGGAAATAAAGTTAAATTAATATCGATAGGTGGTTCCGGAATTGATGTTGGTAGTACAGGTGAAAAAATTCCATCATGGTCTTTTGGAATATTTTTACCAAGTAGTGGAGGGTCTGATGCTTGTTTACTTTGTTCTAATTCAACACAGATTACCTTAGCATACAAATCAAGTGGTGTTTGGGTTTCTTGTAAAAGAATCGGATAAGATGATCATCTTATCCGAAAGTGGCAGAATAAATAAATCTTAAAAATTATACTTTTGCAAGAGCGCATTGCATCCAAATACTTGATGTAATATGTAAATGCAATGTAACACCATCTGTTAGGCTTACATAATTTTCAGCAGAATTTCCAACCCACAATATTTTTCCAGTTTTACTGGTATTTTCACCGGTTGTTATTACGGCAAAAAAAGTACTCACAATTGAACCATCGCCAACAAACGACATAAAAAAAATATATGTAGACATTTCATTTAAAACATAGTCTCTCTGTAAACCAGTTCCAATGTAAGCATTTACTAATGTCTTGCCATTTAAATAGTTAAGCGCCCCAATAACTGTCTTGTTTTCAGTTTCCAATTTACTGATAACAGCCGTTGACATTTTATCAACGACATAATCCCAAAACTTGCTCATTAATCCGCGCTTATTCGCTCTCCCAGTTGCGTCATACAGCATTACTTCGTCATTATCTGCTAACGTATCTTTTGTTGTGTATTCTGTCCATTTTGGCATGTTGTTGCCCTCCTTTAATTATTGGTTTTGATGTTTGATCTGCTAAAAAAGAGGATGATTTCTCACCCTCTTTATACTGATTTGTCTAACAATTGTTTGATTTCTGCAAGTTCTTCTTTAATGCTTTTTAATTCCGATTTTAATTCTTCATTTTCGGATTTGAGTTTCTTGATTTTCTCGTGATTGAATTTTATCATGGCGAACATGGATGGAATCATAATTCTGTAGTTCCAATCCTCTGGCTTTCCATCTGGCAAATGGTTTACTGCAATTGGAAAACGCCTTTCCATGTCCTCTGCAAGGAACATTGGCATTAACTTGTCGTATCTGCTATCATTTTTATCAAGATATCCTTCTTTATACTTCGCCCAAACAACCTTTACACGATAAAGTTCTTCCAGCTCTTCTTCTTTAACTGTTGTCCGAATTGACTTATAACGCCAAGAAGATGATGGGACTTTAATAACCATTCCATCTGAATTAATACCCAAGTGTGTTCCGTCTGTAATATTTCCCATATTTTCAAGACAGAAAAAATTCGTAGCATCACCGAAACCGCTTAGTGGATTTCTGATTTTTATGCCGCCATCAATTACAAATCCGCTTCCATTTGCTTTTAGATCAACGCCATTTATGGTTACCATGTTGTTTTTCGCATCAAGTACAATGGCACCGTTTGCAGAGGTTAATTTTCCATTTGTTTTATCAATCTGCCAGTTTCCAATTTCCCCAGTTAGCGACTTTACGCTTCCAGAAAATTCGCCTTGGTTAAAATGAACACCTGTATTGTCAATATATCCAACCTGTGTGCCACTTGCATTCAGAATGGAAAGTAACCCATTTCCGTTATTTGAACCGCCAAGTTTCAATGTACCTCCATGTGCATAGGTGAATGAAAAATACAATTCTCCATTTTCCATGTACATGCCCTTTATTGCACCGTTGTTTGTAAGCATATTGAACACTTGCTCATTTGTGTAAGCGTATTCAAGTTTTGGCATATAAATATAAGTATCATATTTTACGCTAGACCCAACTGATGATGTCAAGATTCTCAAACTGTTTAAACTATCATTTGGTAAGCTAGATAAAGTTGTTGTTACTTGCAGTCTTTGCCATTCAGTTGTAGTTTTAGCATTTAATATTGTTTTACTTCCAAGATACACATATACTTGTGTTGCAACACTAGTTTTTATCCAAAACGAAAAAGTATAATTTCCAGTAACTTTTATTGGCTTATAATTTTTCGTTCCAAATTGTGCTCCAGTTCCGTTTATTTTAATTGCATTTTTGCCGCCATCTACATCCTGAACTCCATACTCATATGTATATGCACTCTGTGTAGACCAATAATCTTTAACATTTTGTTCTGTTAGATAATAGCCTTTAATAATATTGTCCGATGTAATATCTTGGACTTGTTTTATAGCTTCTTCCTGTGCTATATCAGTAACGCTTTTATCTCCTAATGTAAACTGTGAAGCTGCTATTGTTACTGCACCAGTGGTTTTGTCAATGGAAAAAGTGGTTTTTCCATTTCCATCAACAACCCTAATTCCTTTGGCTTGCACGTATTCACCATTTACATAGACATTTCCATTTTCATCCAAGTAAATCCCCTGTGCCTTGCCGCCATTGGTAAGTTTGTTGAAAATATCGGCTTGTGTCTGTCCAGAAACTGCGGTGCTGGCAGAAGAATCTGCAATTTCCTTTACTGTTTTGCCTTGTAAGGAAAAAGTTTTTGGAGCTAGGATGACGTTTCCTTTGCTGTCGATTTCTAAGGTTACGTTCTTGTCATCATTAATGACTTTTAGCCCACGACCATTAATTCTCTCACCGGCAAGCAATCCAGCCAGAATATATTTTGCATTGATATATACTTTTCCGTCCTCGATGTAGATTCCCTGTTCTGTCCCGCCTTTTGTGAGTTTATTGAACACTTCATCCTGTCCAAGACTGGTATCGTAATTATCAATTGCATTTTTGATATCGTCTTTGTCTGCGTACTTGAAGTCAATCCAATCGGATGCAGTAAAGTCACCATTAATACGATTTACAAAAGAAGTTTTGAGAGAAGCCTTTCCTTCACTATTGGTCGTTACCCACAAGTCACCTTCGTAATATGGTGGTGTTGGCTGAATCATGTAAACAGATGATTTACCGTCTATCTTGTCCAACAATTCATTTGGTATGGACTGTGGTTGCCAGATGCCAGATTTGTATATCCACTGGGTGTTATCCGTGGTATTATGCCAAAGATCGCCTTCATGCTCTACCTTCTCAGATTCCCATACCAAAACAATTTCATTCCCGGATTCATCCAGAATCTTGTTTCCGTCAACATCACACCATGGATATTCCTCTGTTTTTGTCCATTTTACAGATGGATCGTTTGGCTGATACCAAGTCTCAATTTTCCCGTCTATCTGTGTTTTTAAAGAATTAAGAGAATCTTTAAAAACACCATTAATAAATAAGTCTAAAGAGCTATCGTCCGTATACTTTGAAGCCTTTTCCCAATCATCCACTGAATAAGAGCCGCTTGCTCTGGCAACCTTACATCTCATCAAGTCACCATTAGAGCCTTGCGTCCATAAGTCTCCAATGTCATAAGGTGGCTTTGGCTGAACGACGAATACACGCCGCTTATGATCTGCCGTATCTTGCGCTTTTTCTGCGGCGGCAAGTGCTAACGTGATATCAGTATCTTGTACCAGTTGCCACTTCCATGTTGCCCCATCTTGCATAAAACGGTAAGCATATCCTTTGGATTTCCAGTAAAATAAGTCACCCTCATGTTTCTTTCGTTCTTCGTTGGTAGTCCAACCAGAAGCCGGGATATTCTGCAAGGTTGGTTCATAGTCATAAAAAAAAGTCTCAATCTGTCCGTCGATTTGAGACTGTAAATTATTGATATCAGTTGTGTATGTATTGCTTATAAAATTATTTACTTCTTTTTCTGCTTTTTCCTTTGCAATTGCATTAACATCTTTTCCCTTGATTTGTACTGAGTCTGCATTAATAACAACCCTTCCTGTTGTTACATCAACCAGGAAAGTTGTATTTCCGTCTTTGTCAATTGCTTTAATAGTTCCTGTATTAATCCAGTCAGCATTAACGCCTGTAGCAGTAAGGATTCTGGCAATTACATCACCATCAACCGTCATACCGCCATTCCAATGTTGTCCACCATCTGTAGATACAGCCCACGCTTCTGCAGTCATTTTCCATACAATGTCAGAATCGGATAACTGCGGCTTATTATGAAGATAATAGATGTTGCTTCCGTCCGGCTGTGTTTCCACAGTAGTATATGTACCGGAAGATTCAGACAATCTTTGAGACAATTCTTCAATTGCCTTTTCTCTTGCGGTACGTTCATCTCTTAAATTCTTATTATTTTCTGCCTGTATTTGTTGATTAAGGCTATATTGTTTCTGCTTATTCCTGGATGCACTCTTAGCACTGCATTCAAGTTGCTCAAATGCGCCTGGATTCAAAGTAACAGAAGTTAGGTAGCTCTTATACTGTTTTCCGTTTCTATCGGAAATCGCAATGGTGTCACCAGCTTCCCATGCAATATTTGTTAAAGCACCAGTAGAAAACGGTCTGAATTTCATTCCAACACATCTGTCTGAAATAATCTTGCAGATTGCTTCTCCTGTTCCCTCTTGAATTAGCTTATTATCACTTATTTCGATAACGTAGCCAGATTTCCCCGACTGATATGTTTTCGCTTCATTTTGAGAAGAATTTTCAACGTATTCTGTAACCTTTACACCTGTTATTTCAAGATCATACAGCCATGGAGTAAATCCGTTTGTTTGAATTGCTGTAATCCCAGTCTGCATGATAGTAATGATTTGTTCACCAGTGGTATCTAATATGTCGTTACCTTCTACATCTTTCCATGGAGTTTCCACCAAATCATAAAAATTATCCGGGACTTCACGTTCATACCATCCAAAGCATAAGCGACCATATTCGTCACATTTCGCCCACTGGCAGCCCATCTGCGCTACCCATGCAATTACCTGTCGGAAAGTAATGCTACTATCGTCTGGTCGATTCTGAATCACAAAATCATCATTATCAAACCTTGTAGATTGAAGTGTTACTCCGCACACATTGCAAGCATCCTGGATGATTTGTAATCTTGTTGCCGGATAAGTCAGTTTACTTTCTGAATAATCGCGATCAAATAATCGCATGGAATCTTCGCAAGTTAGACTGATAATTGCTGTGTTCTGATATGGTGCATCTGTTACTGTCATGGTGCAGATACGGATTCTTTCAATACCAGTAGATAATTCAAGCCCAATATGGCAAACGACTCTCGCTCCGTCCCAGATGTAATCTGTGTACTTGCCAGAAAAGTTGTTGATTTGCAATGTCAGCTTATTTACGATAGCTGCGCCGATATCAAAAGAACCACTTTGCGATACTGCATCCTCAAATTTGAAGCCATTAGACCATAAGTCTTTGTCGGTAATGGATAATGTGCTTCCGTCCGTAAAGGTAAAATCTGCATATTTCAGATAGTTACGGTTCCCACTATTCTGTTGTTCTTTAAATTCCGTTGATAAATTTCGCATATCTTACCTCTCGATAAAATCAAAACTAAGTCCTTCCATGCGCTCATTGCCTATCCACCAACACTTAAAAGGGGATTCCCTGTCGCCAACATAAAATGTTCTGGTTTCGTGCTTATTTGCAGATAGCAAGTCTGGATATGTGACCTGTATGTACTCTGGATTTACTGCCTGTATAATTTTGCAAGCAGTGTCCCAATCTGGGCCATTCCAACCTACAGACAGCTTTCGCTTCTGTCCAACTCTGTTTTTGTGCATGGTCGTATCATCTGTTCTGCCGGATTCTGATGCCGATATATCCTGTAATCCCCATGTAAAAGAAGAAGGACAGGGCATTGCTACCCCATCCACTTTTAAAAATGCTTCTGCCATATGCTAACCCTCATGCAATCATTTTTGTTGCTTCGCTTCGGATAAATTCTTTAATTTGCTGATATCCCCATCCGCAATTAATAAGGCTACTTACAAGCATTTCCATACTCTGAACTTTCGCCAAGTCATCACCTGTGAAGAAATCTCTAAGATTCTCTTTTGCTTTTACGCCATAATCACTTTCAAGCTCTTTTGCTGTCTTTCCGAATAAATTGCGATAAATCAGATTTGTATAATTTGGATAAGCAAATCTCTTATTTGGGCTTTCTGTTATTTTCATCTTAATTGTATCTGTGAGGATATGCCGAATAACAACACCCTTGTCACGTTCAATTTGCCATTGCTGGCGTTCTGTATATAAGCGTTTTAACTCGCTTTCCATCTTGTTGAAGGCTTCAATATACTTAATTTTCCATTGTAAGGCTTTTTCACCAGTAAAGCCCATTACGAGCAAGGAAAAACCATCTCTATCCATTTCGTACATTGGATATTCTTTTCCACGGTTCTTATATGTTGTAAGTTGAAAAAATTTGGCGGCTGAATTATCAGCCACGAGATTTTCAATTGATTGTAGAACATTCTTATGTTCTTTCTCAAAAACCTCTGCAACTTTCAGACTTGTTGTAATAAGTTTCTCTTCGTATCTTTTTCCAACGATTTCTACCAGCATAAATTCATATCTCCTTTATGATTTATTTTTTGGCAACAAAAAAGCGCCTACCCCGAAAGGTAAACGCTCTAAATTTGCTTATTATGATTGTATATTATAGCATACGGTGAAAGTATCATTCAGTATACTTTGGTATCATTTCACTGTTTTTAAAACTTCCTCTAAGTACAGATATTCGAGCAACTTATATGTTCTTTTGAGATCATAATAATCATCTACTTTCTCCAAAAGTTTCTTGATTTCTTCTTTATAGTCAATCATTCCACAATTCCTCCCAACACTCTAATCAACTTCTGTTTGCGGTTATACTTCAAAATCTCGGAAATCTGCTCCATCATATCATCCATTGTCATGTTGCTCTTCATGCTATTGCAACGCTTACAAGCCAGTTGCAGATTCTTAATATCATTGGTGCCGCCCCGGGACAACGGCGTAATGTGGTCGATTGTCATTTTCTTGAATTTGACAGACTTACCGCATATCGCACATTTTCCGTTGCACTTGGCGTACACGCTCTTTTTCTGAAAGTCATTGAACTGGATTCTATTTGCCATAATATCACGCTTCCCCGATTAACTGTTTGGTAAAGAGATACATTCCCTTTAATTTTGACAGGTCTTTCAAATTGATAAGATTTTCAATGATTCTCTGTCTGTACATATACTCATCCAGAAGCACTAAGCACTCGTTGTTATCTGCGTTCAGTTCGTCAATTGTTTTCTGTAATTCAGCCTTTGTCATTTTATTTTCCTCCTGTGTATCCCTGTAAAAATCTAATTATGCGATTTCTACTCTGTATGCAATCATCATTTCTTTAATCACACTAACGTAAATCTCTTTCAGCCGCTTATTCTGCATAATCACGGACAGTTTATTAATCTGGTTAGTCTGTGCCTTGGTGCATCCTCTTTCCTCGGCTCTGGAAATCGCATTTCTAAGTTGCTGATCTAATCGGCAACCAGCCCTGTCCGATAATCTGCGGTAGATTTCGTTTCTGGCGGCGGCATATTTATTCCCGAATGAGTAAGAGAAATCATCGCTCTCGGCAATCTTTGAAATACATCTGTTTACCCACTTCTCTGTGCCAACATCGGAATCCGTTCCTTTAAAGGTATCAATGATGGTTTTCATGTTCTTCTCTTGTTGGTCGGCACGCTCCGCAAGTTTCTTCTGTTCCAGTTCAGTTTTGGCTACCTGTTGAAAAATCTGATTAAACATTTGCAGTTCCGGGGACAGTTTAGAATAATCAATTACTTGTTGTTTTACCTTTTCTTCAAGTCTAGTAAAATATTCTCTAGCTTCTTCTGCTTTTTCGCTATTACCTTTTACCGATAACTTCTTTGCAAAATGAGCAGTAATTTTGTAGTCCTTAGTAGCCTGCCCTCCCCATTCGTCATTAATGACGAATGCCCAATAATCAACGTTTTCCTCTGCAAATTCATTTCCTGTAATGTTGCTCTTGCACCATCTTGAATAATTGCTAGAATCCAATTCTAAAAAGGCATATAACTTTCTTGCAGTAGTCATTCCCTCTTCATCAATGCCAAGCGCAATCTCAATAGGTGTCTGGTTTGCTGTGTTAATTGTGATTTCGTTCATATATTAAAAACCTCCTGTGAAATTTTGATTTTTTATTTGCAAACAGGAGGCATACAGTGTTATAATTTGTATAGCCTCCTATTTGGTGGCAGAATCATTTAAGAGATTCTTAACTTTGGTCGGTCGGGAATCTCTTATTTTTTATCACTCTGGAACATTTTATCATACTGCATTTCAATCCCAATTCTCACAATTTCAGACCTTGTAGTAGCCTTTTCAAGTGCAACAGCATCCAGTTTTTGAAGAGTTTTCTTGTCTAATCTTGTCCTTAACATATAGTCTTTTGGATTGTCAGTTAATTTTGTTCCGATTTTCATAGCAGCCATTTATATCACCTCTCTTTCTTTGTTGCTACAATCCTGTCAAGTATTATTTTCATTTTTTTCAAATTTCCTATTCCACTATCCGTTTTGGAGTGGTAAAATAGGTATATCATACTAAAGAGGGGGATTTTACATGAAAAGAAAATTTGTTATGATTTTGGCTTTAACATCCATTTTTTCAAGTGTTACGCCTGTGTTCGCTAAAACAGATAAAGAAATTCTTTTTAGGGATATTCCATGGGGAACTTCTTTCTCAGATACAAAGGATTTGTTTCCAGATCAGTGTCTTTATGGCATACAATTAGATGGGATAAATGCAATGAGTACAAAAGAAATATTAACTGGTTCGTCTGACGATTCCAATGTTTATGATGGTAAAATCTGCCTTTTTGCTCAGCCATTAGATATAGCAGATGTAGATGTAGCTGGATATTCTACTCCTTACTTGAATTTTTACTATTCTTATAACATTAATGAAAATAAAATAGATTTTGATGATAGTAACACTTTGTTATATGGTGCGCAATATGAATTTGAACCGCAAGATATAGACTCTATGTATTCTGATTTATTTGAAAAACTTTCATCTGTCTATGGTGATCCTGATAAAACAGAGAGCGATACTACTCAATGGGGAATAAAAAATACTTATACATGGTGGTATGGCGCTAACAATACTGCTTTAGTTCTTCGGGCATCCGATTTGTCAGATTATGATGATGATTTAGAAACTAACAATATATATATTTCTTATGTCTGGCAAAAAGGAGATGAATTATTAAAAACTGCCGATGATACATTATCTCAAATGCAAATGGATGGTGAAACTGAAATTTATGGAAATGGTTCCACCAACGGATTATAAAAGGCTAGGGATTTCTCCCTAGCCCTAATCGTTTTATCAATCTTCGCCCTCTACAATTTTCATTCCCTTTATCGGAATTGTAAATGTAGTTGTTGGTGCTCCCCAATAAAAATTTTGACTAATCTTAATAGTTACTGGGCTTTTAGTATCGTTTAAACAAATACGATACACTATGTTCTTCGTGCTTTTTTCTGGAACATCACTTCTGGGACTATTTTCTGAATCATCCCAAGAATCGTTCAAATATATTTCTTGCGCATCTTGATATGCTTTAACTTCAAATTCGCCGCTTGGGTGAAAATAAACAGTTGCTTTGTTGGTTACTTCAAATTTAGGTTCAAAATAATATGTTCCGTAATAGTCAAAAATCTCACCAGAAACATATCTTACCTTGCAACGGTCAGTCTCGTATACCGTAGATGTTGGATTTTTGGTTGCCTTTTTGTTCTTAACCACAACTTTAACTTTTTTGCTGACATTTCCAGATTTTACGGTTATATAGGCTGTTCCGTTCTTCTTTGCAACAATTTTTCCTTTTTTGCTTACTGTTGCCACTTTCTTATTAGAGGAAGAAAACTTAACAGTGTCTTTTGAGTTAAATGGTGTCTTGTTTGCCTTAATGGTAAACGTTCCACCCTTTGTAAGATTGACTGTTGTTTTATTCACGGACAGTTTCTTTGTTTTGACAGCCTTACTCTGTACAGTTAAGCTAATGTCCACAGTAACGCCACTTTCTAAAGTTGCTGTAATGATAGTTTTTCCAGTTTTCTTTAATGCTTTTATTTTAAAACTTCCGTTCTTATTCACGGCGGTAACTTTTGCAAGTTTTTTATTCTTTGGCACAACGGATTTTAAATAATCACCGTTCACCATGCCAGTAATTTTAACAGCTGTAGTTGATTTACCTTTTTGTAGAATTACATTTTTGTAATTTGCTTTTCCGGTCGGGCGAACAGCGTCACCATACCTCATTTCCTTTTCTCCACATTTAGAACATCTTCTAACAATTTCAGATGAACTATAATATGTGGCTGCTTTCTCTTCTTTCCATTCAGACCAATTATGACCTGTTGGTTCTGCAAGAACTTTTCCGCACCTTGTACAATATTGTGATTCAGTACATGTTGCAGGTTTACCAGGGCTGTGACCTAATGCATTTTTAATCACTGCACCACATTCTACGCAAATTTGGTCATCAACACATGTTGCCTTTGGGCCTGGTGTATGTGGTGTCTTGCTTGACAATACTGCACCACAAACCGTACAGGTCTGTTCTTTTGTGCAAGTGGCTTCTGCGCCAGGTACATGTCCTTTGGCGTTTCTTAGTATAATTCCACACTTAGTACATTTCTGTGGCATTGTACATGTCGCATATGCTCCTGGGGTGTGCCCTGTTGCTTTCTTTAGGACAGCTCCGCAAGTCGTACAAACTTGGTCTTGTGTGCAAGTAGGCTCTGCGCCAGGTGTATGAACGTGAACCGCTGGTGGTTCAATATTATTTATTTGCGCATCAACTTTTAAATTTCCATTAATTTTTCCGTTATTCCAGAAATTTCCGTAAGAAAATCCTGTTGTAACACCATTCTCTGTTTTTGTTGCAGAGTTTAAAAGTATTCCTCCGTAGTAATAATTTAAGCAAAACAGAGTTCCGCTAACATTAATAGTTCCATGGTTGTAGAAATCTCCAAAAACATATATGTTGCCATTTACGGTAAGGGTTCCATAAAACGTATAAGAACCACCATTTACAACGTACAGGTTTCCATCAACTGTTCTTCCGCTAAATTCCTGTAGGCTTCCATTCCCGACTACAAAATCGCCATATTGAGTATAGCCAGTATTGTAATATTTTTCTGCCGATACTGGAACTGCCATACAGACAATCAATAGCATGACTGCCAAAACTGATAGTAACTTTTTCGCTTTCTTCATACATACGTACCTCCCAATATTTGATACCCATATTTTACCACCTTGGGACGTATTCTGGAAGTCCTATTTCGCTTTTCTATCAATTTCCGCAGTTACGGCAAACAAAAGAGCTTCGGCAAATTTCGCACCGAAAGAATCGGAGTATTTATCGTGAATCCGGTTTGCTTCCATGGTGAGATTTTCCCACTTTGGAATATCGTCCTTTGAGATAAAGGCATACTTCTTGTGGAGATTCCATATTTCCTGCCAGATGGAAAAATAAGTCTGCTTAAAGTCCATCAGCGTAAAGCACTCCATGATACTTCACAAATCTGTACTCTTGCTGAATTTCCGGGTACC